GTACAGCTAATGTTTCTTTGTCTATTTTTGTATAGACATACTTGTTAAGGGCTGCAGCAATTTTGTTTGTATCTATATTTGGAAACAACTCTCCGTCTACGGCAGCAGCATATCTACGATCCATTATCTGCTTCATAACCGGACCAAGTGGTCTATCCGGTCCTGCTCCCTTTCGGCCCTTTCCCGGTAACTCAGGATCAGGAGATATCAACGTTCCCGTCTCTGGATCGTAGTAAGGTCGGGCAGGAAAAGTTTCTTCAGCAAGTTCTGCTGTTGTAGCTATACCAGAAAGGTCTGTACCACGAAGTCCTAGCATACTAGCAACAACTGCATCCCGCATAATAGGATCAGGTATGTCACCAATACCATCCATTATTCCTTTAAGAACTCCGGGGGGTACTGCTCCCCTTGAAAGTTTTTTCTTGCCGGAAGAGCTTGATGGTCTTACTAACTTACCTTCAGATACAGACGTAACATCTGTTCTTATTGGTGATACAATTTTTGTACGTATACCCGCATTAAAATCTGTGCTTTTTGAAGCTTGATCTAACTCTGCAAACGAAGAGTCTAAAGGTATATTGTTTCGGGAAGCTAACCCAAGTACACCTGCAAATCCATCTACATTTCTACTGGGTGATCCACCACTTACCGGAAACGATTCTTGCATAGCCTTTGCAAATTCTTTTGTTTCGTCTCGTTTTAAAAGCCCCGGATCAATCGCTATACCTTTAGCATAGAACCTTGCAATCAATCCGTCTCGAATGGTGTGCGTTCCAGCAGCTATACGCTCCTGTATTTCAGACACAGGGGTAATTACTCCGTCAGGAAACAAACTCTCTTTTATGAGATTGAATTGTTCTACTCGTTTATCAAGTACCTTATTACTCATTTAGTATCCAAATACTTCATCTTGAACCTTGTATACGTGGTTCTTGATTGCGCCTAGTTGCTGGTGTATTGAAGCGTACCCACTCATTCGTGTCATCAACATATATCGGAGTGCATCGTATGCGTGGTCTTCAGATTTAGTATCTACGTCTTCGCTATTGGTTTTAGAGAGTGGTATGCCAGCTATTTGTTTCACAATGTTCTGGCAAGATGAAAAGAAACGTATACGTGGTTCTTGTGAATAGGGGTCATCTGCCAAACGACGATGTATCTCCATCTTTCCCTGAATACGGTTACGATCAGAAGGAGTCCAACGAACTCCCTGCTGCATCATTACCTCTGCTATAGATGGCCCAAATCCTGTCTTGTTCCAACAAGAGGAATCGAGTACGGTATAGTGAGGTAACGGGTCAAGTTGTTCCGCTTCTAGTATTCTATCAGCTAATTGCTCTGCTGTCAAGTGTTTTGCGTATAGTTCTCTGTATACCCAAATATTGTTATCCCAGTCAATTGCACCCCACAGGACACACGATGGTGCAGAGTACCCGTAGTCTGCTGCTCGTATGCGAGGCCAGTTAGTCGGTAACTCAAATGGTTCGACTACGTGCTTCACTCGTGAAAACTCTGGGAAGGCTGCTCCCTCTGCCACATCCCAATCCCCTTCGAGAAGTCTCTTCCGTTCGACATCTGGGAGCGAACGCAACATAGCCTCGTATTGACCGTCAGCCATGAGGTGGGGATTATCTGTCAACCGCGCTGGAACAAACTTTCGGAAGAAGAGCGGCTGACCTGCCTTTTTGTGACCGCTAGGCCAAACAAACGTTTTACGTGTGTCTATATCAAAAGCAGGGAATGCTTTGTTTTCGGGAGTTCCTTCGATGTACATCTTTTTGACCCACCAGCCACCTACGCCTCCGGGGTTGGCTGTGCATCGCATGTACAGGTGTTCTTGAAGTTCAGGGTCGGTAGAACGAAGTCTGGAACGCAAGTAGTCCCACACATACGGCGTGGGGTATTGGGTAATCTCATCAATGCCTATCCAGTTAAATGCCTGTCCCTGAAATCGGGTAACGTCTTTGTCTCTGTCTAAATAAGTAAACCACATGGTTGCTCCTGATGGAAAGACCCATGTGGATTTTGATTCTCGAAACTTCGCCCCGGGAAAAGCTTTTGTGTAAAGCTGGCGTGATTTGTCGATTAGTTCTGTTAGTTCGTCGAGAGTGCGCCTAAGAAGAAGACCACGATGATTAGGGTTATGACAGAAACGTAATGGGTCGGCAAGTAACGCAAAACTTTTTCCACCGCCAGCAGCACCACCATATAGTACATCTCTTTCACCCGCCGAAAGAAACTCCTCTTGAGGTCCCATATTAGGTTTGAAAACAACTTCGGAATCTCCCACAAGATCGGAAACGGACGCGGGTAGAACGGAGATATCTCCCATGTCAATGACTGCTGTATCCGTTCCCTTGATAGCTTTCTCAACTCGTCCAATAGTATTCTCAAGATCACGGGCTTTCTTTCTTTTCGTCTCAGCTTTCTTTGTGGCTTGTTCGGCTTTCTTCTTTGCTTCACGTAGCCGTTTTTGGGCTGCTCTTCGCGCACGTTCAGCAGTCGATAGCTGATACGTTCGTTTAGCGGGTTTCGGCTGAACCGTTTGCTTTTCTGCCACGATGCTTCCTTGAAGAATTTATTTGATCACTGATCAGCTTAGAGAACTCCGGTCCTGTCATTCCTTCTGGGACAGGTATAGCGTCTCCTCTGCGTATAGCTTCGGCTATTGCTTCGCTGTCGGACAGTCTACTCAAACCCTCTTTTTCTCGCCGTATAGTCGGAGCAACAAACAGCCTACCGTCGATTTCAAAGTCTATTGTTCGCACGGTTTCGTTTGCGTAGGTAGTTGGGGTGTCGGGGTTCATTGCCCGACGTAACCAAGTAGGGTCAGCCATTCTTAGCTTTTCTTTTTTGTTGTAGGCTTGCGTTTAAAGGCTTCTTGTTTGAAGCCCTTTTGTCTAGTTGCATCACCTACAGGTGTACTACTAATTGCAGTTAGAAACGCACCTATTCCGGGCAGTGATCTCAAACCAATCGTTTTTGCAATACTTGCTGTTGGATTTGGTTTCAAACCTTTTAGTATATTTTTTTGTTCTTTTATGTAGGCGGTTCTTATTTTACGATCTCTAGGGTCTAAATCAGACGGCTTGATCCTCTGCAATCTTTCTAGTCGAAATTCTGCAGTTTGTTTTTTAACTTTGGTTTGAGTTTTTTTAGTTGCTTGTCTTCGCTCAAATGCTTTTTTTTCACTTGCATCCTGCTTACGTCGTCTACGTCTATCTCTAATAGAGGTACTAGCACCTATAGCTGCAGCACCACCAGCACCAGCGATACCACCAGCTAGAGCGGCTCCCATTAGTTTTCTGTTATCTTCAGCCATCGATCACTACCTCTTTCTTAGGGGGTAACAGCACTACGCCATGAATGGCGGTTACATTGTGGTTGATTTGTTCCTGCTTTGCCACTCCTACACGGTTCAGGAGCGACTCTGCAGCTTTGAGGCGTAGATCATCACCTCTTTCTGGGGCGGGGTTGTCTATGGTCGTTATAACGCGATTAGCGGCCTTTAGAGCGTTGGTTGCAAGGACCTGCTTTGTGCGTTCGATGATTTCATCGGATAGAGTTGACTTTAGCCACGCGGCTGAACCCCGTGAATACCCTGCATCCACCGCTGCTGCGGTGACCTGACCACCATTTTCAAAGAGAAGTTCTAGAAACTGGTTCTGTTGTGGGGTAAGCTGTCGGTCTTTTTGTCTTTGTTGAGGTAGAAGGTTCATAAAACCTGACTTTCAGTCCGTCCAGTCCGTTACATTTCCACTTTATGTCCAATTCAAACAGATTAGCTGATGTAGCAAACTCTGCCATTTCGTCTACACGGGCTTTACATTCGCTTTCTGTAGGGTATGGACCTTTCGTGTCGTCTAATTGTCTGCAAGTTTCGGGAGAAATAGCTAAACAAACGAGTAGGGATGCTTCAAACATGGGATTTTGTTCTTTTCTAATAGTTGTGGGACCGATTAATTAGCCTACATCGCCCTGTTGGTACAAGTCAAGAGGAAAATTGTCGGGATGTGCTAGATTTATCTAGCCCCACAACCCAAGTATACCGATTATATACCTGCAAGTCAACAATAAAAATAAAAATGAGGCAATCTGGAGCTTTTTTCTTGACAAAACCGCATTTCGACTGTATGATAGGACTAAGTCCTGCCGGGAAATACACCCCATCAAGCCCCTTCGCCTGTGCGTAGGGGTTTCTTTCTGGGAAATCCTTTCCTGTACCCCTTTGGGATACCCCCAGAGGAGTTGTTTCTTAGCCATATCGATAACCCTACAGAAATAAAATTGCTGGGGGCATTGCTAACAGGTACCCGTACCCCCCGGGTGGCCCTTGCGACCCCGAATCGGGGAAATCTCATTGCCAATACCAAGGATGCCCCGCGTTGACAGATCGCCGGATTTGTCCCCGCCATAATATCCCCGCATATTCGCGCCTGTTGTCAAAATTTTTTATCTAGGCCGACAAGTTTTATATGCCGATTATTATTTAGTTGACAGATAGACGGTAGATTTGCGCTTGAATCACCCGCATATCAACCCGCGATTTATCCCGCCAATTCAAGCCGATTGGATATATTCAAGCAATAGGCAAAAAAAGAACCCGCCGGACTAGCCAAGCGGGTTAAGTCTAGGGAGGTAAGAGTTAAACCTAGTCGTTTGTTTCCGGCTTGTAGGCTAACTGGAGCCGCGCCACAGTGCGCGGGGAATCAGTGCAGAACGTGTAATGATCGAAGCCATAACCGCGCAACAATTCCTTCAAGCCTTTAATCTGATATTCAAGGGCTTCAACCTGCCCTAATATAATCGCCTGTTCGCTGGAAGTCATAACAACAAGCTTCTTTGCCTCGTCGTCGTTAAATGTTTCATTGTTGATGTTAAGAGTTGATTTAATCATTGGTTTGTTTCCTTCTATTGGTTAAGGGGACAAGCTGCCCCGTCCCCTAGATTGTTACACTATGCTTTCCGACTACGCAACCAGTTTGTAAGCTGATTTGGCACCCTTACGAAAAACGGTTTCGATCTTATAACCTTTTTCCCGCAACGCACCGATGCCCGTATAAACTGATCCTTTAGTCATACCAGTTTCACGAATTAGCGTGTTTTTGGTCACGGCATACGTGCGACGGGCAAGGCACCGATAGAGCTTGCCAAGCTTACTATTGGCATGAAAGCCCCGCCGCTGCCGGACGGATCGCGCCGCCTCGCGTGTCTTTTCCCCGTTCTTATCGGCAAACAGTTCCTTAGACAACTGGGTCAATACTTTCTGCCGTTCGTCTTGCCGTATTGCTTCCTCAATACGATTGGTCAATTCGGCAAATTCAGTTACTAGTTTGGTTGGAATATTAGACATTGGTTTAGTTCCTTATAGGATTGCTAGGATCAAGAGAACAAGCGCGACAATCCAAACACACTTGTAAACATTTGCTATGATTTCACCCATTACGCCGCCGCTCGACTTTCTGCCCATGTCCACGCTGGACATTCGAGCACCTGCCGCACCTTGTCGTTTCTCACTCGCTGAGTATTGGCGACGTTATGAGTTGATTTACCAGACACGCGATCTTTTCCTGTTTTTGGATCAGTCCACGCTTCCTGCGTATGGGTAGACCAGTGAGTTAAAGCATTGTACGCCGCCCACATAGTATTGCCCAATTCGCGCTTTTCTTTATCGAACAAATAAAGCAAGTGATTCATTAGGGATTCATTCACCTGATTACCTTGTTCTGCCTGTGCTGCTCGTGTGTTTTTGAAACAGATAGATTGCGCCAAAATATCACCGAAAGCTTTATCAGTAAGCTTGGCACCCGCCCACAAGTTCATCTTATCTCGCTGGCCTGTCCACATTTCCAGACTTCCACCCGCCTTGCTAATCAATGCATCTGGGGACAAGTTTTTAGTATGTTTTGCTTTTTGGTGATAAGCCTTTTCACCACCAAAAACCAACGTATTGCGGCAAAGGTCACGATATGCCCCGCTGAATATTTGAAAGCTCCATGACATATCAACAGAATTGAAAACATCCATGCGACAGTTTACGCGGTCGCTGGAATCCCCAATTGTGGTTTGTAGGTCGTTAAAGTGGATTGTTCGATGCGCTCGAAGCCCGTCGTCATAAACGCGATCAATTACCTTTACATTCGACAAAGGCAAATCCGACTCATTCAGCAATTCGGCTTGCCGCCGGAATAACTTATCATGCGGCACCAGATTATAAGTTTTGCCGATTGGCCTTGTTTTCAGTATTGCACCGGATGCGGTATTTTGTAAGGCTGAATAGTCCGGCATTGGTACGGGTTCGCACACTTCGACGGGTTGTTGATTGGCATAATCAAAACTATCAGCCCGTGTGGTTATTGCTTCGATTGGCACCCGCCGGACACTGCCGCGACGGATAAACAATTCAATGTTTGATGGGTCGTTATGTTCAATAACGTTTAAGTCTGTGTTTACTTCTATTAAATCGAACATGGTTAAATGTTCCTTCCTTTGTGGTTAGCGGGACAACCCCGCCAGATAGTTATTGCACCCCCCGCCGAATCGGTCAAGGGATAAAAACGGGACGGGAAAATCTGATCCCGCCCCGCCCCATTTTGAGCAAGCCCCGCGTCTCAACTTGCCCGATACTGCCCCCGCCAGTGGTAAAACCAACAAACCAATCCGGCATGACAGTCCAAAAAAGAAATGCGCTGACATTATTTTGCGTTGGTTTAAGAAATGCGCTGACATTATTTGATGTTGTAACGGTCACGCCAAACCCGCCAAGTAATAGCCTGTAATTGGTAGGGCATAATTCCGGCATCGTTTGCAGCTTCCTTGTAAGCTTCCTGTAACGCCTTGTATTCACGCACCCCAATATTTGTTCGGTCGTCGGTCAATCCGATACGTTCATTGTAAGCAATGTTCCTTGCATGGCCGTCGATAGTAACGTTGAACTCGCCCATAATGTCACAAAAGAATGACGTTATTTTCTGCCCCTTCAACATAGCCTTTGCCCTATCATAAGCCGGACGTTCTGCTAATATATCCCAAGCTTTCTTTTTCATAGCGTGATAGGTTGACACTTTCACTGAGTCGATACCGTCACCCTTTAGAAATGCACCGATTAAAGCGTCGGCATTTTTAACGTTGCGTTCCCATTTGTTATTTGGCGACAAGGCAGAAATAACAGCAACAACAAGGTAAACACCTATCCCGTATTTATTGCCGATATCATACGCAGCGTCGTAGGCTGCAGCATACCACGCCATCCCGCCTTGTATCTGTACTGGGTCGGCATCTAAATAGCAGTGGGTAATATTAGAGACTAGTTTTTTATGAGCTAGTTTAGTTGGTCGTTTCATCGTATTGTTTCCCCCGTATGAATCCAGACTGGTGCGTCGGTTTCTATCCAAACTTTAGCCCCGCACGATAGCGGTTTATCTGGGGAATATACCACCCGCGACAGCCCGTCAATTTCTGCTGCATAAGTGTAATGATTGCTTTTACTAGTCTTAACAGTAATTACGGGGTCGTGCGTTCCATTCTTTGCATTAGAACGGATTACATGTTGGTTTATATGTATTCGCTTTTTCATAGGTTGGTTTCCTTGTGTTGGTTTAGGTTGATTTGCTTTTACGGGTAATATCCGGCGTGGTCAAGTCTTTTTATTTTATTACCCAATCTTTTTAGATAACATTCTGGACAAGAATAAAACCTGTCCATCTCAACCACCATCGCAGGTTCCCCGCAAGTGTCGCAGGAATAATCTGGATTGAGCGTTGTTTTTCGTTTATTGCTGACAATATTTCGGCTGACATTATTTGGGCTGACAATATTTGCTGACATTATTTCACGTTTCATAGTTTGTCACTCCAATAGTTGTCCCACGCTTCCCGTAACATGTCGGCATATTCTTGGTTGCTGTGTGTCCCTAACCAATCGCGGTGGGGTTCCATCTCCTGCATAAACTGCCCTAAATATTCGCAGCCACCAATGACCTTGTTTGCGGTGTCCCAAAAGTCTTCCTCTAGCTGTATTGACCAGTCACTCATCTTACCCACCGCAATTCTCCGTGTACCATGTCTTATACTTGTGAAAAGCCAGTATCTTGTATGCAGCCAAATCTAGGTTTTCCCACTCGTTAAGGTCAAGACTATCAAACCCAAAGCAGCATTCCATCTCGCTATCCAGCATCACCATCAGGGCGTTGGCCTCTGTGCGTGTTAACTCTATCCATATTTTGTCAGTCTTATTCATCGGTTGTCTCCCTTATACTTTCTATAGTGAAGTCGTGTCCACCATCAACTTGCACCCAGCCTGTATCATGCTCCTGTGCTATGCTCCATGCTGCGTCTTCGTCAGCAGCTTCAACGGTAGTTTCGTATGCCACATCCATCGTGGCGGTTACCTTAAACTTTGGCATTGGTTGTCTCCTAATCTGTCTGGTCTATAGCTACTAAATCATAATCATCAAACATGTCACGCACATGTTGTTCGCTGTATGCGTACACATAGATGTATTTACCTATTTCATAAAC